AGTTGTTGCAGTTTTTCTGCAAAGTTTTCCCAATCTGTGGTCAACTTGTGTCTGTGTATTGGACACTCTATGTTTTGGATTACTTTCCAAGCAAAGTCTGCCCAAGCATCAGCTATAAGTTTTTGTTCCATAGCATTATCCTTTCTGGTTGTGGTTAATATTACATAAATAAATACTACTTCGTTATACTTAGTAGTATTTTTTATATGGGTTGTTGTTCTCGTCTGAGGTCTTGGATATCTTCTTCCAATAACTCATAGAGTTTGTTTAAGAGATGGTCGTGTAGTTCTTCTTGTTCTTCAAGAGTTAATTGAAGACCAAACATATCCCATATCTTAATGTGTATAGACTCAAAATGATGGTCTAAAAAAGTATCGTCTGATGCGACTTCTTCAAAGTTAAACTTTGTAATTCTCTCAGACTTTCTTAGTCTGTCATTCCAATACAAAGCATTGGACATAACCTTTTGATATTCTTCTTCAATTCTGAAATCTATTTCAGACCAAAGTTCTTCCTGCATTTTTAAATGTTGATTTGACATAGTCAAACTCCTTTCTTTGTTGTTAATATTTCTTCCACTTCAGACTTTTTAAAACACAAAGTGTTGTCATCAGTTTCTGCGTCTTCATCTTCAATGACCACTTCAGTTCCATAATCATAGATTATTTTACCATAAATTTCTTGGTCAATAACTTTTATTCTATCGCCTACTTGCATAGTATTTTCCTTTCTTTTTGTTATGCCACATAATATATCTGGCTTGTTTGTCTACCTACAAAATGTCTTTTTGAAAGTAGAACTTGACTAGCTTTAGCTAATGGTTTCTTAGAGTGAGCATCAACAAAGCTACTGTACTTATAAGGATTATAAGTAGCCACCTTGATAGGGAAGTTAGGTTCAAACTCACTCACCCAAGTGCCTACAACATATGCGTGGACATTCTTTTTCTGCTCACGCAACACTCGTTGTCTGCCTTTCTCTGACACTTTGAACTGTGCATCAAACAATGGTACACAGTTCTCGTGCTTAATTACTTTACCATAGTTCTCTTTCTCAAGAGAAACAATAGAGTAACAGTTCTTATGTAAGTTATAGTAAACTTTAACTTTCATAGTATTTTTCCTTTCTATCTTGGGTTAATTCTGAAGTCTTTCAACCAATCAGATAACCATTTAAGTTGTTCAAACTCACTCACCTTTGAGTGCATTAGGTTATTTTTCCACAAATCCCTATTGGAATCTTCTAAATCCCAACCTATTTGCTGAAGTTCTTCAGCCATAGCTTGAAACTCAGGGTTAAGTTCTTCAAGTCTAGCTTGAATCTTTTCAACCCTTTCGTCTATGTCATCAGGTAATGCTGATGTAAAGGTTACATTTCTAGCCATATCAAACTCCTTTCAGCTAGGTTAATATAAATACTACTTCATTATATTCAGTAGTATTTAATTAAAGGGTGACTAGAAACTTGGAGTGAAGTCAGACATTATTTAAGTTATGCATAACTAAATAATCTGTTAAGTATCGCAAGAACCTTTACTCTAGTCACCTTTTAATTAAATAAAAGGTGGTGCAGTTTAATGCTTTCACATAAGGTCTGCACCTTACCCATATTACATAGCATACCACCTTTCGTAATGCAAGGTTTAATTTATTTACTTAGAAATAAATCTGCCACTTACTGGGTCGTGTTTCACTGCCAAATAACCTTGATTATTTGAAAATGTACCAACTTTGGAATATCTGTTGGTAGTTCTTTGTCTATATAATTTATGCATAAATTATACCTTTCTAGTGTTGATAAATCGCAACACTCTTTGCGTTAATATTTGAACCACTACACAATACACATTGTTCGCAAGTGGTTCGCTTTCCTGCTTCCTTAGAAGCTGGACAAAGTACCTCATTCTTAGAATCAAGTACCTCGTTCTTTTGTAGGACTCTAAAAGTCCTAAATCCTTTTGACCAAAACTGTTTGGATTCTTCATAAGAATCTGCAGACATCATACATTGGTCAGCTCGTACATCTGCACTAGCAATCTTTGATTGGTGAGTGTAACCTGTATGTTTCTTAGCTTTGGATAGTAAACTATCCCAGATGTAAGAAGGTACTGCACTTGGGTCACCATAAGTACCAAGTCTTATGACTTGATTTTCACCAAGACTTTGTATGTCATTATGGTTGTTAACTACAGAGTAGTTACCTTTCATAAATGACTTGTAAACTGCAAGTACACCTTGAAACAATTTAACATAACAAGTTCTGTTAATCGCTTGCTTTCTGTTTGGGTCATTCGTAGGTGTACCCCTATGCTTACAGTTGCCACAGATTGAATAATCTGCACCAGTTTTACTGGCAAGTAATGGGTCTATATCACTACGAATGATATAGGTCTGAGCCATATTGCCAGTTTTTTTGTTTGTACTTCCATTGAAGTAAATAACTACAATATCTTTACCATCAATCAAAGATTGACCTTGATATATTATCGTACCATTACTCATAAAATCTCCTATATTCTTGCCAAGTTCTCTTGGCAATTTTGATAACTATGTTATCACTTATTGACCTAGATGATGAAAGTTCTTGTACTAAAAGAACTTCATTTACGAAGTCGTTAAGGTTATCATAATAACCTACAAGGTTATACGAAGCATCTGAAATATGCTTATAGTTTGCCAGTTTGTGGCAGATTTTACCAGTTAGCATAGCTAAATTCCTTTCAGTTGGTTGTTAATATTTAATAAATAAATACTACTTCGTTATACTCAGTAGTATTTTTTATTATTCGTATAAGTAGTTCTCCAATGCATTATGCATTCTAGTTTCTCCTACTCTCTTACAATAGTCATTGTAAGTTTCAAGAATGACATAACCTTCAGATAATTTTTTACAAAATTCTCTATCGCCATTGTGTGAAGTTTCTGGTTGTAGAAGTTCTACAAATTCTTTTATAGTGTAACCTTTAGGTTCAGTTTTCATACCAAAATCATTTCTGATTTGTACTACAATATCAATTTTTGACATAGTCAAAGTCCTTTCAGTTGTTTGTTAATATTTAATAAATAAATACTACTTCGTTATACTCAGTAGTATTTTTTATTACTCAAGTCCCTTACACATACCTATTGCGAAGAATGAAATTCCACCAAGTGTGTAACCTATAAAACTTTCTACGAAAGATGTAGGTGGTTCTACGAACAATAGACACACACCACTTGTAAGTGCCATAAAGAAACAAAATACACTTATCCATAGATAAGTAGTTGGTTTAAAGTTAAACATAGTTTAAGTCCTTTCAGTTAAAGTTTAAACATAGTCCCAAAAAGGGACTATGTCAAGGGAGGAAATTATTTTCTAGGAACTAGAAGTCCTAGCTTTATGGCAGTATCTATATCTTCAGAAGAAGATATCGTTATGTGCTTAGTATCGCCATCAATCAAAGATTGCCATTTATTTTTCTTTGGTTGCTTAAAGCAATCCATCATATTAGTTTTCCATTTTGACATTGTCAAAGTCCTTTCAGTTAAAGTTTTTGTTAGTAGTAAATAAATACTACTTCATTATATTCAGTAGTATTTTTTACTAGGTCGTGGAGTTCTCACTTGCGTTGTGCCCTCACTCATCTGCCTAGATGCAAGAGAGCAAGGGAAACAACAAGGGAGGAAACCAAGAGTAATATATATAATAAATACTACTTCATTACATTCAGTAGTATTTTTATATAACTGCATTGAAAACATTGAAGAAAATGTAGTTGATAACTACATTGTATGCACTTAGGTAGCACTCACACGACCTGCACACATCATACACACACTCACGACCTGTCAAAAAGTTGACGTCAAAGAATTGACATAGAATATGTCAAAGAACTGACACAAAGTGTCAAAGAATTGACAAATGGAACCTTAAATCTCTGATTTAGAGAGGTGTCAGAAAATTGACGAAGGGGGACACAAAAATCTGCCTCGCCTGTATATATATAAAAAGGGTACCCCCACAAAATTATGGAGGATTTGGAGTTGTAGTTGTTGATAATCATTATTAATGGGGGAGTCCTCAAAATAGATTTACACAACACTGCACGAGGGATGCAATAGAGTCTATATAGTTATGTGTTGTATTGATTTGTGTTCCCTACAGGTATACCTTTAACCCTGGAAACTTAGTCATAAGTATATCATACTTTTTTAAAACTCGCAATAGTATTTTTTTCTTTTTTATAAACACAATATAGTGTATAATACAATAATGAAAAAACAACCAAAGCATTTACTCTATGCTCATTTAGATGATGCAGGTCTTAGAGACTTAATTAAGGAAGTAGCAGCCACCAGAAAAAAGGTAAACGCAGGTAGAGACTTAATTGAGATGAGACGTGAGTACATGAGAAGAGTTGAAGAAAGGAGACTTAGAATGGCAGAGAAGAAAAGTAAGAAGTTACCTGAAGGTCAACGAGTAAAGATGCTAGAGAATGCACAACAGAAATATCAGAACTTTGCAAAGAACACATTACCTAGTGGACTATCAGCTATGCAGGAGAAGTTCTGTTTAGAATATACAGCTACAGGTGACGTATTAGCTGCGTATCGTTCAGCAGGTTATAGTGAAAAAGATAATGATGCAAAGACTCGTGCTGAAGCTAAACGATTATTAAAAAATGATAAGATTGAAGAAAGATGTAATCAAATAAGATTGGACGCAATGAAGGACGTAAGTGTTAATATTAATGAAGTTGTAAAAAAGTTTATGGATGTTTACAATCGTGGTCTTGCAGAGAATGACCTAACCAATGCTAATAGAGCAATGGAGTTTATAGGTAAACATTTAGGTATGTTAATTGAACGTAAAGAAATTAAACAGGACATTACAAGTAAATCACCTGAAGAACTAGAACGTGAGATAAAGCATTATGAAAATGTTGTCAAGCTTGAACAAGGTAATAAATAAAGTTACTAAATATTTAATTAATATATTTGCAGGTATATTAATTTTTTGGGTTCTATATATGTTCACTATGGCAGGATGGAATACATTTTGTAAAGGGTGTCCAGTTAAATGGTACACAACAAATGTTGAACCTTATATACCTAGACCTGAACCTAAACCTAAACCACCTATCATAGAAGATGATGATGAAGACTGGGAAGATTCAGAATGGGAATAAAAATAATTAAGGGGACTACACATTGGCTTATACCTTCAAACTTTGCACGAAGAGTAAAACCAAAAGAATATAAATCACCAGTAATAAACTATGGACCTAATACAAGAACCAAGTAGTAACTTAATTAAACTAAGAGAGTTATACTTTCAAAAAGCAGTATTACAATCTAAAGATAGCTTTCTACATTTTATAGCTATGTTTGCACCTACCCTTGTGCCTGATTGGTTAATGGGTAGACACATACATGTAATAGCTGATAAATTACAAAAGGTTGAAAGTGGAGAAATAAAAAGACTCATGGTGTTTCTTCCCCCACGTTCTTCCAAGTCAGTGATATGTTCCAAGTTATTTCCTGCGTGGTACGTAGGTAGACATCCACAACATGAGATATTAACTGTATCACACTCAGACCAACTAGCTTCAGACTTTGGTAGAAGTGTAAGAGACTTAGTTAATTATGATTTATTTAATACAGTATTTCCTCAAGTAGAACTACGTAGTGATGTAAGAGCAGCAGGTAAATGGAAAACAAATCAAGGTGGAACTTATTATGCAGCAGGTGTTCGTAGTCAGATTGCAGGTCGTGGTGCCCATGTTGCTATACTAGATGATGTAATGTCTGAAGAGGACTCCTTTAGTGAAACAGGTAGACGATATGTAAAAGAATGGTACCCTTCAGGTTTACGAACTCGTATCATGCCTAATGGTTCAATTGTAATTATTAATACACGTTATCATGAAGACGATTTATGTGGGTGGTTATTACGACAAGAATCACAAATAGAATTAGAAAATAAATGGGAAGTGATAAAGATACCTGCATGGGTAGACGAACCTTCAAGTAAACTGCTGAACTTACCAGTAGGCTCAAGTTATTTTCCTGAGTGGAAGCCAAGTGAAATACTCAAGAATGATGAAGAAGAGATAAAGGCAAGTAATGGCTCACGATATTGGGAGTCTCTCTACATGCAGAATCCTGTACCAGATACAGGTGGTATAATTAAAAAGAAGTGGATTCAGTGGTGGGACTATGATGAACCACCTGCATGTGACTATATAATACAAACATATGATACAGCATTCTCTACAAAGACAACTGCTGATTTTAGTGTAATACAAACCTGGGGTATCTTTGAACATATGGAGACTGATTCAACAGGACGAGAGAACTGGGTATCTAATTTAATATTATTAGGAAATGAAAAAGGTAGATTTGATTATCCTGCATTAAGAACTAAAGCACAAGAATTATATGATTATCATAAACCTGATGTGTGTATTATTGAGAAGAAAGCTAGTGGACAATCATTAATACAAGATTTAAGACGTGCAGGTTTACCTGTGCTTGATTATATTCCTGATAGAGATAAAACTGCTAGAGTGTACGCAGCAACACCTATGATGGAAGCAGGACGTGTATGGTTACCTAAAGGTCATGAATGGAGTGATGACTTATATAGTGAAGCAATTACATTTCCAAATGCACGACATGATGACCAAGTGGACGCAATGACTATGGCAATACACTATATGAAAGAGTCATGGAATTTAACTCATCCAGATGACCCTGACTATGAAGAAGGTTATGAAAGAAAAAAAAGGGTTGCATACTGGAAGTTTTAAGTATATAATAATACAATATTAACTGTGAAAGAAAAATTATGCCAACGGAAAAAAATCCCTTTGATAAAATAGATATGCCTATGCCAGAAGGTTTAGGTGAAGAAGAAATAGAAACTCAACAAGT